ATTGATTCAGATTATTATCATCAAACATATATCATGTATTATAATGCTAGTGCAGATTTAATTCAAATTAAACATAATGAACGAATTGCTCAAGGAGAATTGGTGAAAACTCTTGACTATTCTTTAGAAGAGACTACAACACAACCAGAACAGACCACCGAACGTGTTGGTGGTTTTGGTAGCACAGGAAAAGTATAATGCCAAGAGAATCAAAACCTTGGGGAATCTGGGTTTTGTCTTTAGAAAAATGGATGATGGATTCTCCCACACGAAAGTCCAGATTCAAGTTGCGTCGTGATGCAGCAAAAGAAGCAGAGTCTTTCAACAAAGCGTGGAAAGGCAGAACACCAGATTATGAAGCAAGGAAAATAAAATGAATAGAAGTGAATTATTTGAATACCATAAAGCACTTTGTGGTGAAGCGTTGAAGTTGATGGAGAAGAAAAATTTTGACTACGCTGGTAAAGAGGGCGACACACCATTTGCAAATTTCACCCGTTCAGAAGCAATGGGAATTTGTAGCACAGAAGTTGGATTTTTGGTCCGAGTCTGTGATAAGTTATCACGACTCTCTACCTTTACTTCTGCTGGAACACTAAAGGTAGAGAATGAAAGTTATCACGACGCAGTTATTGATATTATTAATTACATGGTTCTCTTTAGTGGATATATAAAAGAAAAGAATGAATGAATTTTATACTAGCGTAACACAACGAGGAAAATATATTCTCTATCGTGGCATTGACGAGGACGGAAACTCCTTCAAGAGAAGGGAAGAGTTTCGTCCCACAATGTTCGTGACTGCAAAGGAAAAGACAAAGTTCCAAACATTAGATAATGTCTATGTAGAACCCATTCAACCAGGCAACATTCCAGAAACCAGAGAGTTCATCAATACATATCAGAATGTGAATGGGTTTGACATCTATGGAAACAATGACTTTGTTTATCAGTTCATTGGTAAGAAATATAGAGGAGAAGTTGATTATGACTTTTCTAAAATCAAGATTGCGACAATTGATCTTGAATGTGAGTCGGAGGATGGGTTTCCTCACCCACAAGAAGCAAGCGAGAAGATCAATGCAATCACCATAGATTACAATGGTTGGAAGTGTGTCTATGGTTTAGGAGAATTCAATTTAGCAGTATCTCCGCACGATGGAAAGATACGCCAATTCAAATTTGAGGATGAAGCAGAACTCCTTGAGTCATTTTTGTCAACATGGGAATTAGAATCGCCCGATATTGTGACAGGATGGAATGTTCGCTTCTTTGACATCCCATATCTTGTCAATCGTATTCGTCAGGTGCTGGGGAAGGGCGAAGAGAAACGATTGTCTCCTTGGAAGTTCCTCAAGGAACGAAATATCAAGAAGATGAACAGAGAGAACCAGACATACGAGTTAGCAGGAATTGCAACCTTGGATTACTACGAACTTTACCAGACATTCACTTATGTCAACCAAGAATCATATCGTCTGGACCACATTGCATTTGTAGAGTTGGGTGAGAAGAAGTTGTCATATGCTGAGTACGATAGCATGGCGACATTCTATAAGAAAGACTTTGAGCGATTCATTGAATACAACGTGAAGGACGTTGAGTTGGTCATCAAACTTGAAGACAAGATGAAGTTGCTGGAACTTGCGGTGTCTCTTGCATATTCTGCGAAAGTAAACTTCATGGATGTCTTCGGTCAAGTCCGAACGTGGGACTGCATCATCTACCACTACTTGATGGAACACAACATCGTCATTCCGCCGAAGAGTGTCGGTAAGAAATACACACAATATGCAGGTGCATATGTGAAGGAACCCATCACGGGGATGCACGACTGGGTTGTGAGTTATGATTTGGCAAGTTTGTATCCCCATCTTATTCAGCAATACAATATATCACCCGAAACGAAGATTGATCAGGCGCAAGATTACAGCATCACACCTAACGCTATTTTGAACAACAGTGACGTTGCAAACAAGGTATTGAGCAAGCATAAGGAAAATAATTACTCCATTGCAGCAAACGGAACTTGCTTCACCAAAGATCATCAGGGATTCCTTCCCGCACTTATGGAAAAACTCTATAAAGAGCGGAAGATGTATAAGCAGAAGATGCTTGAGTGTCAGAAGAAACGACAAGCGGTTGTGAAGTCTAACACAACCCCAATGGGTAGAGGTGTGTATTGTCAGAAACTTGATAAAGAGATTGCCAAATATAACAACTTCCAGATGGTGCGGAAGATTCAACTCAACTCGGCGTATGGTGCAATCGGAAATGAATGGTTCAGATATTACGATACAGACTTAGCAGAAGCAATTACCTTGTCTGGGCAGTTGAGTATTCAATGGATTGCAAACAAACTCAATGAATTCTTGAACAAAACAATTGGAACAGAGGAATATGATTATGTCGTCGCCAGTGATACAGACAGTGTTTATTTGCGTCTTGGCAATCTTGTGGATAAGGTATGTCCTGACAAGTCACAAGGAGAAGTAGTGGACTTCCTCAACAAAGCATCAGAGGAAATCATCCTTCCATTCATCAGGAAACAATACGATGAACTCGCAGAAATAATGAATGCGTATGAGAACAAGATGGTGATGGACAGGGAATGTATTGCAGACAAGGGAGTCTGGACTGCAAAGAAACGATACATGATGCGTGTCCACAATTCGGAAGGTGTTCGTTATGATCCACCGAAGCAAAAGATCATGGGCATTGAAACGACGCGGAGTTCCACTCCGCAGGTTGTTCGGGATTCGCTGAAGGAAGCAATCAACCTCATTCTCACGGCAAGCGAGGATGATGTGATAGATTTCATTTCAGATTTCCGAGAGAAGTTCCGAGACTTCACTCCAGAGGAAATTGCATTCCCCCGTGGTGTGAATGGGATGGAGAAGTATTCAGACGAGGGAAGCATCTATCGCAAGTCAACTCCTATTGCAGTGAAGGGAAGTCTGATTTATAACCACTACATTGATGAGTTGAAGTTGGGCAAGCGGTATCGGAAAATCATTGACGGAGACAAGATCAAGTTCCTCCATCTGGTGAAACCAAATCCATTGGGTGGAGTTGCTGGACAGGATCATATAATTGCATTTCCAAACAGCCTTCCGAAAGAGTTTGAACTTGAGGACTATATTGATTATGATGTGCAGTTTGAGAAGGCATTTCTACACCCAATCAAGAACATCTTGGAGAAGATTGGATGGAATTGGGAGTATGTAAATACATTGGAAGGATTTTTTGGATGAATGTGAATGTAGAATACAAAACAGCAGTGTTTATTGATAAACTTTTGAGGGAGAAATTGGACACACAAAGACGACTTCTCATTACACAAAAAAAGGACAGCGGTTGTCCTATGAAAGTTTATCAAAATACATTGGACTTATGTGAAGAATTAGAGTATGCTATACAACAAATGGAGAAACAGATATGATTGAGAACACACCTATAGACAAGCACATTGAGCAAATGACCTTTTCGTTTATGAACGCACACGATGGGGAGCAGATGTGGTTCCCTTGGATATATGAAATGAAACCAATTGAACCAAAGCCACGTAAACGGACCAAGTTGCGAAAGAAAAAGACCAAGAAGAATGACTGATTTTCTAAAAAAGATTATTAAGAAATCTGGTAATGAATATGCTGGAATTGTTTCCGATGGAATTGAAGGCAGTGATGTTAATGGTTTTGTAGATACAGGTTCTTATGCGTTTAATGCGTTGTTATCTGGTTCTATCTATGGGGGTATTCCTAACAATAAGATCATAGCATTAGCCGGAGAATCGGCTACAGGCAAGACATACTTTGCTCTGGGTCTATGTAAGAAATTTTTGGATGATAACCCGGAATCTGTTGTGTTATATTTTGACACCGAGCAAGCAGTTACGAGCAATATGATCATAGATCGAGGAATGGATCCATCTAGGTTTGCAGTCTTTCCTGTAGCCACTGTGGAAAATTTCAGACACCAGGCGATTCAGATTGTAGATAATTATATAGAATCACGCGAGATAAAACCCGTGATGGTTGTGCTTGATTCATTAGGAATGCTCTCGACAGAAAAGGAAATGACCGACACAGCAGAAGGTAAAAGCACAAGGGACATGACTCGTGCCCAACTCGTAAAGGGAACATTTCGAGTTTTAACATTGAAACTTGGCAAAGCAGGTATTCCTTTGATTATAACCAATCATACTTATGCCAATGTTGGGGGATATGGAGACCCGC